TGTACCTTGCACATCAGTATGACAGGGGTGATGAACTGCCGGTAAACAATCCGGACATGGTAGAGGCCTGGCTGGAAGCAGGGAGCGCAGAATGGAGAACGGAGGAAATCCAAATGGAATCGTCCGCTCCGAAAGCCATACCTGCTTCAGCGCTGGCCGGACAACCGGGAATATCTGACAGAGGAACGGAAGGCGGCCTGACCGGGCGAATCCCGGAAACCCCGGAACGGAAAAAGCCTGCGTCCAGAAAGAAAAAAACGAGATGATGTCCTTCAAGGATATTATAGCGGATGATGTGCATGGAGTGTTTATGAACACAGAGGAATTTTCAGAGACGCATACCGTAAATGGGATAGAGATGGCAGTGCAGATCGATTCTAATGAGCAGATCGAACGAGAAAAGCGGTTCAATCAGCATATGGATGGAATCTATCTGAACCAGAAGCTGATCTATGTAGCGGCATCCGACTTCGGGCCGCTTCCGAAACAGGGCTCGATCCTTACGCTTGATAAACGGACATATCGAGTGGCGGACGCTGTTTCTGAGGATGGAGTATATTCAATTACGATCGAGGCAAACAGGGCATGAGTAATAATATAAGAATCGAGGTCAGCCAGGCAGATCTCAAATTTGTGCTAAATAAATTGAACGGAATGGAGACTAAGGCTCCAGGAGTGTTCAGGAATGCGGTTAATAGAACTACAACACAGACAATGCGGAAGATCAGGAAAGGGCGGCAGGCCTATGTGGTGAGCCCCGGTGCCTTCAACGCCGCTATGGATGTTAAAAGAGCGAACAAGACGCATATGGTATCCATCATAACAGCAAAGGATATACCTCATGGGCTTAAAGATACAAAATTTTACAAAACATCATCCAGCAGAAAATATGGGGTTCGGGCGAAGGTTCTGAAAGGAGGTTTAAAGGAACTTGTAAATCGGAATGGAGCAAAGGCATTTTATGCCGGAGTAGACACAGGCCATGTGGGTGTGACTCATTTTGATGTTTTTCAGAGGAGAGGATCTGAAAGATTACCAATAAAAAAACTTAGCGGACCAGGTGTCGCGAAAATGGTAAAGTCTATTTTTAAGGGTAAAAATGGCGGTGAGGCTCTTGAACCATATGTCCTGAAAACTTTGCATGACGAGATAGCTGCAGAGGTAGCAAAATTGGTCTGATAGAAGGAGCAAAAATGACAATATTAAATTTTCAGGAAGAACTGGCGAAAGATGTGGAACATATTCTGAAAGATGTAGTGACAACGAATGCTGCAGGTGAACGAATACATGGAGTTACTGTATATAAACAGCAACTGCCGGTAATCACATCGGATGAAGAAGATGAATCTAAATTTTTTCCATATGCAATTGTAAGGCTGGATGAAGGGAAAGGTGTTGACGATGACAGTCCATGGATGGTTACGGCGGATGTCCTTTTGGGACTGCATGACGCAGAGCCATCCAACCAGGGGCATCAGCACATTCTGGTGATGTGTCAGAGACTGATCGACCGGTATGCGGCGGAGCCGCTGCTGGCTAAAAAGTACCGGGCAGAGCAGGACATGGAATGGGCGGTGCAGGATGCAGATACATACCCCTACTTTTTCGGGGGAGTCCGAATCAAATTCAGTGTTCCAAAGATAGGAAGGAGGGAACCAGTTTATGGCTAAAGAAGCAGGAAAGAAAAATGAGGCTGCGGAGGCAGCACAGACTGACACGGCGTTAAGTAATGCGGGTGTAAAAAATACAGTGGCGAAAGCAAAAAAGGTGAAGTCCACGCTTCCGGGACCAAGGATGTATGTGGGTCCGACCATTTCCGGAATCGGGATCCAGAACAGGGTGTACACAGCGATACCCGCGGATGCGGAGGAAAAAGCCGGACAGATGCCGGAGATCAGACACCTGTTCATACCGGTAAAGGAGTATCCGATCGCAAACAAGATGCTCCGTGAGAAGAAAGGCTATATCTACAGTGCATTTTGCAAAGTGGGCGCTTTTAAGAATGGAGGGAAAGTATCATGAGCAAGCATGGAGTATTTATCCTGGAAGAAGCCACGGCGTTGACAGTGCCGATCAGCGGTGCCAGTGCCGTGCAGGTAGTGATCGGTACAGCCCCGGTCAATATGGCGGACAACCCGTCGGAGATGGTGAACGTACCGGTCTTTGCGGAAAAACCAGTGGATGCGATGGCCGCGCTGGGGTTCTGTAAGGATTTTAGATTTACGCTCTGTCAGACAATGTATGCAACCAGCAATATTTACCAGGTGTCACCGGTAGTCTATATCAATGTCCTGGATCCGGCAAAGCACAAAAAAGATCTGGAAGAAACGAAGGCGGATGTCAGCACACTCAGGGCAGTCGTGGAAGTCCCGGGAATCCTCAGGGAAGGACTTGTGGTAAAAGCAGAGGAAGAAGCGCTTGTGCTGAATACAGATTATACCGTCGAATATGAGGCAGACGGAAGTCTGGTCGTAAACCTGATCGCAGGTGGAGCCGGAGAAAATGCTGCAGAGATCAGTGTCAGCGGACAGGTGCTGGATCCGGAGGCTGTCACGAAGGATGACATCATCGGGGCGTATGATCCAACCACGGGGAAGGAAACGGGGATGGAAGTGATCCGGCAGGTATATCCAAAGTTTGGAGTTGTCCCAAGCCTTGGGCTGGCGCCGGGATACTCACAGATTCCGGAAGTCGGGATCGCGCTTTCCGCAAAGATGGCAAATATCAATGGCGTATTCAAAGGGATTGCTCTGCTGGATCTGGATACGGAAAAAGCCAGGAAATATACGGACTGTAAAGAGGTTAAGGAGAGCAGCGGCTTTACGTCAGAGTTTTGTTGTACGCTCTGGCCATGTTTCAGGGTTGGGGAACTGATCTTTGCGGCATCTGCAATCGTAGGGGCGCTGGTGTCCTATGCGGACGCTTCCAATGATGACGTGCCGTATATATCGCCATCCAATAAGATCCTGGGCGTGACCGGGACGTGCCTTTTGGATGGTACGGAAGTAGTGCTTGACCAGGATCAGGGCAGCACCTTAAATACCTATGGCGTGACTACGGCGTTCAATTCAAACGGATGGAGGCTGTGGGGAAACTATACAGGGGCTTTTCCGTCAAGCGGTGACGCAAAGGATATCTGGTTTTCGACGCGCCGGATGTTCAACTGGCAGGGGAATACATTCATCCAGACATATTTTTCCAAGGTGGACGATCCGATGAATCCGAGACTTGTAGAAAGTATAGTGGACTCTGAGAATATCCGATGCGCGGCATTCGCGCCGGATAAATGGGCAGGGGCATCCATCGAATATCTGCCGGAGGATAACCCGACTACGGATATCCTGGCAGGAAAGATGACCTTCCGGCAGCATATTGCCCCGTATACTCCGGCCCAGGAAATTACCAATATATTGAATTATGATACGGAGATGCTGGCATCTGCGCTGACAGGAGGAGGGGAATAAGAATGAATATACTTCCGGAGGTAATCAACCATTACAACATATACAACGACGCAAAACGGCTGATCGGCGTATCCGGTGAGGTCGAACTGCCGGAGCTGGAGGCGATAACGGACACCATTGAGGGCGCGGGAGTGCTTGGTGAGATTGAGGATCCTGTCACGGGGCAATTCTCATCCATGAAGATCAAGATTCCGTTTTCTGTATTATATGAGGATCTGTTCAGCCTCATGAATACGACAAAACCGCCCCAGCTGACCCTGCGGGGATCCATGCAGTGCATGAATCCGGAAACAGGAGAGACCGACTACTATCCTGTAAAGATTGTTCTGCGCGGTAAGGCGTCTACCACTACGCTGGGAAAGGTTGCAAAGGGAAAAAAGGGCGAACCTGAGATCGAGATGGAGATACTCTATATCAAGATCCTCATTGCAAATAAGACGAGACTGGAACTGGATAAACTGAACTTTAAATTTGTATTAAACGGTGTGGATATGCTTGCGAAGATCCGCAGTCAGGTATAGGAGGAAAGAAGCATGGCAGCAAATGAAATCGTAGAAATGAAAGACGGAAAGGCTATTGTAACGACAGTTGAAAATGAGAAAATGCTTCTGCAGTTATCAAAGACCTATGAATTTGAGGGAGAGAAGATATCACAGCTTGATTTATCCGGGCTGGAAGAGATTACGGCAGACAACATGATCAAGGCAAATAAGGTCATGGTTACATCGGGGGCGGTAGCGATCATGCCGGAAAACGATCTGTACTATACACTGATCATTGCGGCGGACGCAACGGGGATTCCGATCGAGTTCTTCAAGAAACTCAGGCCAAGGGATGCGGTCAAGGTCAAGAACCGGGTGTCAAATTTTTTCTACGGAGAGGAATAAGGCTGGAAGATACCTGGATGCTGCGGAAGCTCTGTATAGCTCTGGCAATGAATATGGGCAGCTATGGGGAGTTCGTACATATGTCGGTCTTTGAACTGTTGGATGTGTGCGAAGATTTGAAGGAGATCCAGGAGGAGGCAAAGGAGGCGGCTAAGTCAAAATGAGCGAGTATAAGATTGCGGTCAAGATTGCGGGACAATTGGAAAGCAGCTTTAACGCCGCACTCAAAGGCGCTCAGAGCGGCTTATCCGGCTTCGGGCTTGCGGGAAAAGTGGGGGCTGCAGCGGTCAAAGGGACAGCTGCGGCTATCACTGCGGCCGGGACGGCGATTGCCGGTATAGGGGCATACAGTGTCAAGGTTGGAAGTGAATTTGAATCCGCCATGTCTTCCGCGTCTGCGACAGCAGCGGCAACGGAGGAAGAATACGCGAAGATGGAAGCGGCCGCAATGGAGATGGGAAGGACTACATCGAAGACGGCGACGGAATCCGCGCAGGCATTGGAATATATGGCCCTGGCCGGATGGGACGTGGATACATCCATATCTGCCCTTCCTTCCGTGCTCCGGATGTCAGAGGCTTCCGGAATGGATCTGGCGCGTACATCTGACCTGGTAACGGACTCCATGGCAGCGCTTGGAGTGACAGTTGATGAACTGCCGAATTACCTGGATGCAGCGACAAAGGCGCAGAACAAATCGAACCAGACAGCCGAGGAGCTCATGGAAGCATATCTTGGTGTCGGCGGCACGATGAAAAACCTGAATATTCCGATTACGGAATCCGCCACTGCTCTGGGTGTCCTGGCAAACCGGGGAATCAAAGGATCGGAAGCAGGAACGGCCCTGAATGCGGTGATGGTGAACCTGACAACTGGTACCGGCCAGGCAGGAAAAATGATGAGTCAACTCGGAATCTCTGCGTTTGACTCAAACGGTAAATTCATCGGACTGGAAGAAACACTCAAGCAGGTGAACACAGCTCTGCAGGGGTGTACAGAGGAAGAGAGGAATGCGGCACTTGCCGCAATCGGAGGAAAGCAGCACGTTGATGCACTGAATAACCTTATGGCAGGCCTGAACACAACGAATGAAGAGGGGATTTCAGAATGGGCGGCTCTGAGGAATGAACTGGAAAACTGCAATGGCGCACTGGAAGAGATGGCAAAAACCAAGTTGGACAATCTGGAAGGAGATCTTGCAATTTTACAGTCAGCGGCTCAGGATGCAGGAATCAAGATCTACAAAAATCTGAATACACCGCTTCGCGGACTTGCTCAGTATGGAACACAGTCAATATATAAGCTGTCGGATGCATTGGAAAGCGGAGGTTTCTCCGGACTGGCATCCGCATTGGGAGACGTGGTAGCGGACGGTCTTGTGAAAATGGCTGACCATGCGCCGGAATTTGTGGACATGGCAGCAACGCTTGTGGATTCTCTGATTAGTGGGATCGAGAATAACCAGGATGCGATCGGAGATTCCCTGGGACGGCTTGCTGTCTCTGCGTCGAATGCGTTCATACATCTGATGCCACGCCTGATCGTGCTGGGTGCAAAGATGGTGGTTTCGATTGCAAGGGGAGTTTTGGACAATCTTCCGGAAATTGGAGCGGCGGCCAAAGAAGCAATTGCATATCTGATGGAGGAAGCAAAGAAAGCGCTCGGTGAATATATGGACTTCCTGGGTGATGACAGCGCAAAACCATTTGAAAAGATCGTGGCATTGATTCCGGCAGTAGCGGCAGGGTTTATGGCATTTAAGTCTGTCAGCGGGATCATAGGTAAGGTGAACGGGTTTGTAAATTCCTTAAAAGGGATTGGCAAGGCGGCATCAGGCGCAAAGAAAGGTTTGGGGACCGCATCCAGTTCCATGTCAACGGCGGCGCAGAATATTCTGGGTGCCGGAGCAGGGTTTGCCCTGGCTGCGGCAGGCGTGTGGCTCCTTGCCAATGCGGCAACGCAGATAGCCCAGGCGGGACCGGGTGCGGCACTTGGACTGGCTATGATGGCAGCAGGCATCGCAGGCTTTATGGTGCTGGCTGCTAAAATGGGGCCGGAGCTTCAGGCGAACCAGCAGGGGCTGATCACATTCGGGGCGGCGATCCTGATGGCTGCGGCAGGAGTGGCGGTTATGGCATTTGCGGCGGTACAACTGGCACAGGCAGGACCGATGGCATTTGCGGGTTTGGCTCTCATGGAGGGCGGGATCATCGCCCTCATGGCTATCGCGGGAACCATGGGGACAATCTTAGCTTCGGCAGCCCCGGGATTAATCGCATTCGGGGCGGCGATTCTGATAGCGGCAGCCGGGATGGCAGTCATGTCGTTCGCGGCAGTGCAGCTGGCACAGGAAGGCGGGATGGCAGTCGCAGTCCTGGCCGGGATGCTGGTCGGTATGACTGCGTTTATGGCAGTGGCGGCGTTGCTGGGGCCGATGCTGTCAGCGGCGGCTGTTGGTCTGGTTGCGTTTGGGGCGGCAGTGCTTCTGGCAGGTGCCGGGATGCTCATCATGGCTCAGGCAGCTATACAGCTTGCGGAGGCAGGGGCTCCGGCGCAGATTGCCATGGCGCTCCTGGCTGCAGGTATCCTTGCGTTCGGGGCGGCTGCGGGAGCCCTTGCCCCGCTGCTGCTTGCAGGTGCTGTGGCACTGGCGGCATTTGGCGCGGCGTTGATCGTTGTCGGTGCCGGAATGTTGGTTGTGAATGCGGCGGCTCTGATCGGAGCGGCAGTGTTGCTGGTGATGTCAGGGGCACTGGAACAGATCGTAGAGAACAGTACAGGAGGGGCTGAGGCGCTGGTATCCCTTGGAGCGTCTTTGACAGCATTTTCAGGAGGGGCAGCCCTGGCAGGGGCAGGAGCTGCGGCAGCCGGTGTCGGGTTTGCAGCCCTGGCTTTAGCAGCCCTGGCGCTGGATGTGGCGTTTATCCCTCTGGCGGTGGAAATGCTGGCCGTATCCGGGGCAATTGCTGTTATATCAGCAAGCTCTTCCACGGCAGCGGCCGGGATGGGGATGTTGAAAGCATCTTCTTCCGGAATGGTAACAAGTATGGGGAAACTGGCAGCGGCATTCCTTCCGCTTACGGCTTCATTGGCTCCCTTTGCCGCGGCAGCAGCAGCGGCCGGGATAGCGGCAGCTGCCCTGGCAACAGGACTTGCGGGGATGGCAGTATCCGCAGCGGCAGCCGGGACGGCGGTTCTCCTGATCGTGACGGCATTCACGGCGGCAACGGCAGCGATCCAGTCCTTCCAGTCTTCAACGGTGACGGTTGGAGCGGCCGCGCAGCGGATCGTGGCAGCATTCGCTTCCATGGGAGGGGCGGTACCTCCGGCAGCCGCGGCATTGTCATCCTTTGTGGTACCGGCGGTTGCGGCAGCTGCGGCATCCATGCTATTTGCCGCGGCGCTGGCATCGTCCAATGCGTCGCTTGCGGCCATGGCGGCGGCTGTAACAGCTTCCGCTTCTGCATTTGGGGCTTTATCAGCTGCTATGACAGGTTCTCTGGCTGCAGGGAACAGCATGATGCAGATGACTGTGCTTGTGAGCAGCAGTATGCAGCAGATGGCCCAGGCAACGACAGTTGGAATGGTGCAAGTCAGTACAAGCGTTCAAACCGGAATGACACAGGTAACAGCCATTACCACACAAAGTATGGCTCTGATCGTTGCAGTCACGACGAATGGGGTTACAGCCATGGTGACGGTATTCCGAAACGGCGGCGTGCAGGCCGTTGGAATCGCCCAAGCGACGGCGGCCGGGATTCAGGCGGCATTTGCAGGGGTAGATCTGTCCGGAGCCGGTATGAATATGATGCAGGGCCTTGTCAATGGAATGAACAGTATGCGGGGTGCAGTGGCGGCCGCGGCGCAGAGTATTGCGCAGGCAGCGGCAAGTGCGGTCAACAGTGCGCTCCAGATCCATTCTCCATCCAAAGTGCTGACCCGATCAGGGCAGTATGCCGGTGAAGGCGTGGCAGTGGGAATGGAAAATATGTCCGGCAGGGTACAAAGTGCGGCGAATGCGGCATTGGCTCAGCCAGTACAGAATGCGGGTGAAAATATCCGCGGAATTTCAACGCCGGAGATCCCTGCAAGGAGCGCTGTGATCGGTGAGACGATAGACAGCCTTTCCGGAAAAGGCAGAAAGGGAACAGAAACCGGTTCCGATACTGCACAGACCTTTGTATTCAGTCCAACCTATCATTTTGAAGGCGGAGAGACCAGCAAAGAGGAAGTGGTCGAAGCAAACAGAATGAGCATGGCTGAATTTGAAAAGATGATGCGGCAGTGGGAAAGGAAGAATAAACGGACTGTATTTGCGTAGAAGGGAGCGGAACAAATGGCGTCAACCTATGAAACAAAACAGGGGGATACATGGGATCTGATGGCCTATGATCTCTACGGCGATGAAAAATATATGCGTTATCTTATGGAAGCCAACCTTCCTCTCCTGGATATTATGGTCTTTTCATCCGGAGTGAAGATCTATGTACCGGACCTGCCGGAAGAGACGGATGAAGACTTGCCGTTCTGGCGTGTAAATGCAGACCAGGACGGTGAGTATTCCTCTGTAGAGGATGGTGATGAAGATGGGTGATCCTAGAAGGGTATCAGCAGGCTTTCGGTTTAATGGGAAAAACATGAAGGAGGAGCTGAAGGATTATCTTACGTCTGTTACATATACCGATGTGGCATCCGGAAGCAGCGACCAGCTGGATATTACGATCCAGAACATAGAAATGGACTGGCTGAACAGAAAATATCCGGTCAAGGGAGACCGGGTGGATGGCACGATCACTTTTCGGAATTGGGAAAAAGAGGGAAGGGACAAAAGACTTTCCTGCGGAATATTTGTGCTGGACAATATCAAGTATTCCGGAGGGCCGCTTGCTGCACAGTTCGGATGCCTTGCGATCCCGGCCAATGGGTCTTTTCAGACAAGAGAGCGTACCAAAACATGGAAAGAGGTCACGGTCCATGGAATCGCAAAGGAGATCGCCGGGAAATACGGGCTGCAGCTGAATTGCTCTGGGCCGGATGTAAAGATCAATTCCATTGAGCAGTCCCAGAAAACAGACAGCGCATTTTTATATGAGATCTGTAATACCTATGGAATGTCCATGAAGGTATATAACAATGCGATTGTGATCTATGACCAGACTTCTCAGGAAAAGAAAAGCTCATCAGCCGAATTGACCAGGGAATCCTTTGTGGATGACAACTGGGAATATGAGGACGCACTTGTCGGGATATATACCGGAGCAAGGATATCCTATAAATCCGGAAATGACAGTGAGGAGATCAGTGTGTACGTTGGCATGAAAGCGGAGAATGCCGCGGGAAGCCGTGTCCTGAAAATTGATGAGACTGCGGACAGCGTATCGGATGCATACCACAAAGCAGCTGCGAAGGTCAACCGATCCAATGAATCCGCAACAAAACTTTCCGGGGAGATCTGGCCGAATCCGAAAATTTGCGCCGGCGCAACGGTAAGGGTGAAAGGGATGGGGAAGGCCAATGGAAAATATTTTGTGGAGAAGTCAACGATAGAAGTCAGCGGATCCGGAACAAAGCAAAATGTGGAGATGCACAGATGCCAGAGACGGCTTTCCTATGCTCCGAAGGCAGCTCCGATTCCTGCTTCGCAGACAAGCAGAAATTACAAGACAGGAGATATTGTGAATTTTAGCGGCGGTATGCATTATGTGTCATCCCATCCAGGGGCAAAAGGACAAAGCGCGAAGGCCGGACCTGCAAAGATCACATTAGGTCCGGACAGCGCGGGGAATGGAAAAGCACATCCATGGCATCTGGTACATACGGATAATACGTCAAATGTATATGGCTGGGTAGATGAAGGATCATTCAGTTAGAACTATGCATACAGGTCATACAAGGAGGAATGGATATGGCGGAACGGCTGATTCGGGTAGGCAGGGTGTCATCCGTAGATCACAGCAGGGGAATGGTGAGTGTTACCTATACGAATCTGGACGATTCGACGACAGGTGAATTTCCGGTATTTTCGTTTACGGATGAATATAAGATGCCGGGAATCGGTCAGGAAGTGCTTGTGCTGCATCTGTCAAATGGGCAGTCAGCCGGGATCGTGATGGGACGGATCTGGAACGGGGAGAACCAGCCACCAAAGTCCAGGGAGAGTGTATTCAGAAAAGAATTTGGCAGCATATATGGAGAGGCTTACATGGAATATGACGGAGAAAACATTGTCTTTAAGGATAAAAATATTGGACCGGTGACATTGAGAGAATTACTGGACTGCAAGTGTTAGGAGACAGGGTATGGCAAGAGTGGGAAATTGGGGAAAGAGCATTCAGTTTTCGGTGAACTCACAAAAACAGATCACGTTCAGAGGATTCAAGAGGACGGTGGCCGGGAGATGGGCAAAGCATTCGATCCTGAATCAAAAGCCAAGGATGGAATTTCAGGGACCGGAATCCTCCGGCGTTGTCATGGAGGTCGTTGTGTCTGCCATGCATGGCGTGAAACCAAGAACTATCATCCAGACGCTGGAAAGAGCCTGTGAAAAGGGAACGGTTGATTATCTTTATGTGGGAGGAAAGAAGGTGGGGGCCCATAAAATGTATTTGGAATCCATCAGTGAGACATGGGATGAAATATGGAACCAGGGGGAGCTCGTGCGGGCAACGCTGAGTCTGACCTTTTCAGAATACACGTAAGGAGATGGCCTATGCGGGAATCAAACAAGATCGAGATCATTGGGATTGATGATGAAAAAGTGGTAGAACGTATCCATTCGCAGCTCCGTTCTCTGATACTTTCCAGGGAGCGGACAATCCCTGGAAGCAGGAGCTTTGGATTAAAGGGGAAATTCATGGATATGCTGTCTCCGGAAGCTGTGAATGAATTTGCGATTGAATTGGAGGAAAAAACAGAGGAATTTATTCCGGAGATTAGTATCGCCGAAGTGCGCGCGGAGCAGAACGTTGGCAGTACGGCTAGGATACAGATCAATGTGGAACGGAGGGAAGGCTTATGATCGCGGAAATTGAGAACCTGCCGGAAGTCAGTTTTATAGATCATGTGACTCTGGATGATGTTCAGTCACTTTTGATCAAAAGCTATGAGGAAAGGCATGAGCAGATCACCGGTAAAAGAATCAGTTTAAAAAGGGCGGATCCTGCTGCATTTACACTTTATGCCTGTTCCGTCCTTCTGTATCAGACTCTGTTATTTGTAGACAGGGCGGGAAAGCAGGATTTATTGAAATACAGTTATGGGGAGTATTTGGACAATATAGCCGCTCATAAAGGAGTGACAAGACTTCCTGCGCAGGCTGCGGAAGTTACGGTACGCTTTATCTTGTCTGCAGTTCAAAGGTCTGCAGTCAGTATTCCGCTGGGAACGAAGGTAACAGATGGAGAGATCTATTTTGAAACCACGGAATACGCGGAAGTGGAAGCAGGCGAAGAGTATGCGGACGTGCCCTGTATCTGTCAGACGGCAGGGGCAGCAGGCAGCGGTATGGCAGCAGGGAGGATCAATATTCTGGTAGATCTGATCCCATATGTCGCAAAGGTAGAAAACATAGAGGAAAGCAGGGGCGGCTCAGACATAGAGGATGATGAGAGCCTCGCGGAGCGCGTGTTCCTGGCTCCGTCTTCGTATTCTACGGCCGGACCCAGAGACGCATACATCCATCACACAAAATCATACGGCGCGTCGATCGGCTCGGTAAATGTTACGAGTCCGGAAGAGGGCAAAGTGGAGGTAAGGGTACTTTTAAAGGATGGATCCCTTCCTTCAGCTGCCCTGCTTGACGGGATCCTGGAACATCTGAATGATGATACGGTCCGGCCGCTCACGGATCATGTGCAGGTTCTGGCGCCGGAAACCATGACGTATGATCTGGATCTGACCTACTATATAGCAAGATCGGATGCCGCAAAGGCAGTATCCATACAGAGTGCGGTATCTGCTGCGGTCAGCTTGTACAATGAATGGCAGACCTATACCATAGGCAGGGACATCAATCCATCGGAACTGATCAGGCGTGTGGTAGATGCCGGAGCAAAAAGGGCGGTGGTTGCGCAGCCTGAATTTACCATAGTACCGCCTACCACAGTGGCAAGACTTGGAAACGTGACGGTAACGTATGGAGGTGTGGAAGATGATTAACCTGTATGACGGTGAATTAGTCGATATGCTTCCCAGCCAGATGGCAACACAAACTCAGCAAAGGTGTATCAGCTATGCGCTGAAAAAAGGAATACGGCTGATCATTGAGCGGGCGAACATGACCAGAACGGTAGCTGTGATAGACAGCCTGCCAGAGCAGATCCTGGATATGCTTGCGGTGGAGATGCGTACTCCCTATTACAGGGAAGAAATGGAAATAGAGATCAAACGGCGTATCATAAAGAGAACGCTGATGTGGCATCTGACAGCAGGTACTCCCGGAGCGGTGGAAGAGCTGGTCGCTGCCGTATTCGGAGAAGGGGAAGTGAAAGAGTGGTTTGAATACGGAGGGGAACCATACCGTTTTAAGATTGTTACAAATGCACTTCTTACGGAAGATATGAATTCGTACTTTTCAGAAATGATCCAGATTGTGAAGAATATCCGCAGCCATATTGAAGTGATCGAGATTCACCGAACAGTGGAGCAAGAGCTGTATGCGGGTGTCTGTCAGTGTCTTCCGCAATATAAGCCGGCAGCGATCATTGACGGGTATTGCGTGGACAGGGAAGTGGGGCAGACGATCCATGCCGGGATGCTGACCGGCCAGATCTGCTATCCGGAACCGATCATAGAACTGGGGATCGAAAGAAAGAGCGTGGGAGGACATTTATCCAAATCGCTTTCATAACCTGCTGTTTCAGAAAATGGGATGGAAGAAGGCAGGACATTTTTTAGAGGAGGAATCAGAATGCTACAGCCATTTAACAGGGCAGTTATGACGACTGCAGGGGCAAATCTTCTCACAAGGGCACAGGCAGGAGAGCTTGCAATTCAGTTTACCCGGGTGGTAACCGGAGATGGAATATACAGCCCGGAAGAAAAGGATATATCTGTTCTGCAGGAACAGACTGAATTGAAATCACAGAAAAACAGTTATCCAATTTCAAAGATAGTTGTTTTTACTGAAAGCAGTGTGAAGATAACGGCCTATATCACGAACCAGGATCCGGTTACAGGAGGAGCTCTGGTGAGCAGTGGGTATCACATCAATGAGATGGGACTTTACGCCAAGGAAAAGGATGGGGACAGCAATACGGAAGTGCTGTACAGTATTACAACGATTGCCGGGGACAATGGAGACTTCATGCCGCCGTACAATGGGTATAATCCGGCGCAGATCATACAGGACTATATTGTGACAGTGAACAATACTGCGGATGTAACGATCCAGACTGGCATCGGTGCGGTGGCCCTGGCAGAGGATCTGGAAGAGCTGCGGAGAACTGTGTCTGAGCTGGCTTCCCATATACCTATGCATTTTTTTGGAACAAGGGCGGAGATGGATGCGGTCATAGAGGATTTGCCGGTAGGGACGATCGTATTTTTGCCTGACGATGAAGAGAACAGCTGAATGGAGGTGGAAAAGATATGAGTGTTGGAAGAGTTGAAATGGATGACGGGAGGAAGCAATATATTCCATA